TAGTCAGCTTACGCCCACCTGCTTCTTTAAATATGTTAGTAGAGAAGTTAAACAAATCAAGTAGAGGCTCAGGACCACTGGCTCTACCACCAAAGGTAGCAAGCCTAGCACCCTTAGGTCTAACCTTAGAGAAGTCCCACTTAGGCATCTCACCATCATACAAGTAAGTGATAAGTTTACGGAACGCAGACTGCCATCCCTCTTTACTATCTTGTACGACAATCACATCCTCTACATCTACCATAGTTTCAGGTACATCAGGTAGCTTGCTTATGTGTTGTCTCTCAACACTAAACCCTACACCAGTACCGTGCATCAATATAAATAGACACTCATCAAATGCTTTAGGATGGTCTACACTAAGGTAGGCACAGTTGTACCCTGCTATATTATTCTTAGCAAGAGCCGGACCTGCGGTCATCAATGCTCTCATACTAGGCATAACTTCTAAGTTACATACTGCTTCCTCAAGTATTTTCCTAGTCTTAGGTACTAACTCTTGGTTTGTATTTTCTTTTAGATGCTCCTCCATAAAGTCAAAGTATCTAGCTACAGTTTCTTTCCAAGTCTCTCTGCGTTTCTTCTCAGGTAGCCATCGTGCGTACCTGCTAAGTGCAATGAAGTTTTGGTAATCGTTTGGTAATTGATTCATTCATCCTCCAGTGGGTCGATTTCGATGTTTACCATTTTCTTTCCATCGTCATCTAAGTAAGTGTTATATTTAAGTCTTCCGTTCCTGTGCATAAGTATCGCATCAGTTATCCCTCTGTCATAACATCTAGCTCCGTGTCTCCATATCATTACTGACCCCAGTGCTAAGATTGCTACCATCATTAGGATAAAGTTCTCAGTCGTTATCATCAACATCTTCAAACTCCTTTCTCTTGTCCATTAATTTATCCTCGAACTCGTGTAAGATATCTTCTGTTGTTATATCCAATACCTCACACAGAGTACAAGGGTCTAGTCCTACATTAACAATACGCTCTTTTAATTCATTTAAAGTTAGAGCCATACTGTCCTCCCTCGTGTTCTATAAGTTTATCTAAGAACCATCGAGCTTTCTTTAAGTCCTCTATGCCATTCTTGAATCGCCATCGGCAGATATATTTAGTTATAGAGGCGGTTAGGTAATCCATATCTTGGTCTAAGATAAAGTCTATGACCTCAATATTACCCTGCTTATAATGGTTAGGATTTATTTTATCTTCGTCCACTTCTTAAGCTCCTTAATTTCTTTAGTTGAAAATATTTTAATATTATACTTATCACACCACTGTCGATAAGTAATCTTATTACCCTTGGCTACTTTGGAATCGGGTCGTGGCATCAAGAAGATTAAATCTTTACCTTCAAAACTTAACTGCTCAGCAATTGATTTATACTTCTGTCTGTCACCACTCCTAAAGAACCCTTTGACTTCTATATGATACTTACCCTTAACAAAGTCAGGGGTGTAGTTCTTTCGTATCGTATAGGCAATCCTACAAGGCTCATACTTCCACTCTCTGCCCAGTGCTTCCGCACATTCTTTCTCTAGCTTACTGCGAAACTTTGTTGCCATCTTTATCTACCTCTATTACATTAGGTAAGTTCTCAACTTCAACTAAGTACCTCGGTCCATTAGCATATACAAATGTCCTGAGTCCATCCCAACAATCATACTTGTAAGCACAATAACTACAGCCTACAGGTAACTTCATATTACCTGACTTACCGTCCGGGATAGGTTCGTAGCATCTCTTGGGTGGTTTGCTTAGCTTAACTATATTCTTAATAGCTTTGATTCTATCTACTATCGAGAAGAAGTTTAACTTAGTCCAGTACCATTGAGATTCATCAGCCATATCATACTTAAGATACGTTAGGTGTCCGTTGGTCTTGTCCATAACTAACCAACCTACATCTGTTGTGCCCTCAGCGTGAGCATAGCCTTTGATTTGGTCTACATATCCAAAGGGGTCATCATTAATTAGAGAACCATCCTTGAATTTCTTGAAACCATATGGTGATGATGACTTAACATCAGTCAATACACCATCAATCTTACAGTCCATAGAACCTTTGATACCCTCTACTGAAACTTGCTTCTGTTCGTGTGTTACATCGTGACCGGCAAGTTTAGTAAGTGCTAGTACCATCTCTTCAATTAAATGACCATAAAGAAACTTGATTCTAGTGTGTGGCATAAGCTCCTCACCCTTGTATCCGTTGTAAGAATACCACAACTGTCTATCTTTCTTGCCTATGTTAGACATACGGAGCTTGCGTTTATCGAACTTGCTCTCTGTGATATTGTTTCTAAGTATCTGTTTGACATTCTCACCGAAGTCATTGATTACTTGTTCTATAGGTACACCATCAGGAATTTCTTTGGTGTCTATCATACGATATATATCGTCTACTAGTGTGTCTGTTGCCACGTTCTACCTACCTTATATTCACCGTCCAATGGACAGTTTAAGTTAAAAGATTTACCTGCTTTGATGATAGCTCCTACCGCTAGACCACCGAAGAAATCAGCTTGGTCATCTCTGACCTCACACTGAAACTCATCGTGCACATTGAGTACAAACTTATAATCTATCTTGTACTGCTTTGCATATTCGTCTAGTAGCACCAACGCTTTCTTCATAACAACTGCACCTGCACTCTGCAATAGAGTATTAAGTGCTGAATGTTCTGAGCGTATGTGTAGCTTTCTACCATCTAGTCCTGTCACCCACCCCTTCTTACTGGAGTCTGCAACCTTACTACGCAAGTGTTTTAATGCGGGAGTATTATCAAGAAAGTTCTTCTTAAGTATACGACCACGCTTCGGACCACCTCCTGCTACCTCACCAATCTTACCATCTCCTGCTCCGTATAGGAACGCATAGATAAAAGTCTTGGCTTGGTCTCTAGTCTGTAGTCCTGCTGACTTCTGATTAGCACTGTGTATATCACCGTTGAGTATCTCATTGGTGTACTTATCATCATTCATATAGTGTGCTAACATTCTAAGTTCTAGACCACTAGCATCACAACCTACTAACTTGTACCCTTTAGGTACAGTCCATAGATTACGACAGTCAGCTCCATAGCCACCCTCAAAACCCCATAGTATTTTACCATCTTTACCGTGCTTAGTCGCAGGGACTTGAGCACAATTAGGTTTAGAGTGTGTCATCCTACCAGTCACAGCACCGCAAGGGTTTACCCTACCGTGTACTCGACCAGTATGCTCATTGATAGCTTCTACCCAACTCTTTACCATAGCTATACGCTTGGTCAGAGTGAGGTAATCTACAATCAACTGAGCTTCGGGTATCTTAACAGTCTTAAGTACCTTCTCATCTACAATAGGGTTGCCCTTCTCAGTAAATGATTTAGGCTTCCAACCGAAGTGCTGTAGATACTTAGCTATCTGTTGTCGAGACCCAAGATTGAACTCTGGGTACTCATAGTATCCCCACTTATCATCTTCATAGTGAGCACCTTTGTCTAGCTGAGCTTGATACCTTTTAGATATACTCCCATCCTTGTTGTGAGTCTTATCACCGGGATGTGGCAAGTCTACCCACACAGGCAGAGGTTTAAATCTCTCGTGCACCTCGTCCTCTATGTCTAGTACCTTCTCCTTCATCTCAGCGAGCAGTTCATAAGCACGCTCCTCATTGAGTATCATACCGTTGTCGGTCTGCTCTCTTATGATGTCAGCAGTCTTATGTTCTATTTCTACTGCGGGAGAATCTTTGTCACTGGTGACAAGATGGTGATACAAGGCTCTAGTTACTCGTACATCTTGCTGACAATACTGTAACATCTCGTGGCTATACTCTTCCCAACCACCTTGATAGTCATCCTTGTAGTTACCTAACCTCTCACCCCAAGACCTCAGGCTGTGCCCACCATCAAGGCTAGGGTTATGTAGTCTAGAAAGTACGAGAGTGTCCCGTAAATTAAAAGACCAATCCATCCCAGTAATCCTACGCAGAACAGGAACATCAAAGTTAATAATGTTGTGTCCCACAAGAGTGTCGACATTCTCTGATGCCAACCATTTTCGAAAAAGTCCATTGGCTTCTCCTCCTATAAAATTGTAAACAGTAGACTCACCATCATCAAGCATCGCACAAATGCAATGTACTTTGGTAGCGTTGAGTCCGTCAGTTTCTATGTCAAAAAAAGCTGTGTTCATCATCTACCTCCGTCAATCTTCCGGTGTCACTATCATACTGTAGCTTACAAGCGGGACCAGTCAGACCTGAGAACCTATTCTTTATAACCCGTAGTGTTGTTTGGTTACGAATGATAGGGTCATCGTCCTGTTGATTACGCTCTAAGCCTATTACAATGTCAGACAACTGAGCAATTGCTGCGGAACCTCTAAGCTCTGATAAGCTCACCTGTCCACCTTCTTCGTGAGCCCTGCCTTGAGGTCTCCTAAGATGAGATATAAGGAATAAGCCTACGCCAGTCTCCTGTACTATCTTGCGGAGCTTAGTCATAATGGCATCAATCGCCTTACGCTCGTCAGCTATACCGTCTTGGTCACTGACTACGATAGACAAGTGGTCCAGTACAATCCACTGACAATCATAGGATTTAGCATACGTTCTAATCACATTAAGTAGTGAGTCCTCAGACATACTACCGAAGTGGTCATAGAAGAATACGTTCTTGTCACCTACTGACTTCTGCCACAGTGCTTTCTTGTCCGTATCACTCAGCTCTCTTTCGTACTGAGGTATGTGGATAGGAGCATTGGCTTCGATAGACATCAGACCCTTAACAGTACGCTCGATAGATTCTTCCAAGTGAATGATAGCTAGGTTGTCCTCAGTGTTGTTCAGTATGTAAGACTCCAGTTCCTTAACGACACTGGTCTTGCCCATACCTGAGCCACTGGTGATAGTTACTAACTCTTTCGCTCTGAATCCATAAGTCAAAGTGTTAAGACCTTGCCACGGATAGTCAACAGTAAGTAAGTTCTCATCCTTAAGCAGATGTTCCCAAGTATCCTTACCTCTGATGATACCTGCAGGAGTATAAGACTCAGCAGACCACCAAGCATTGGTAAACTCCTTGACCTTTCCGTTCACTAGCATATCACTAGCGTCCTTCATAGGTAGCTTACAAACCTTGAGCTTGCCGACAGATATAATATCTTGACAGGCTTTGACCGCATCGAACCCGGCTTGGTCTTGGTCGAAACAAAGCACTACATTATCGAAAGACTCTATGTATTCTAGATTGTCTTTGATATCTCGTGACGCAGAAGACGCCCCATTCTTGAGGGAGACCACCTGCCACTTCCCATCGAACATTTCTGAAATCGAGAGGGCGTCAATTTCGCCTTCACAGATAGTCAGATACTTACCACCGGAGCGGTTAGCATTCTGTCCGAATAGTCCTGAGCCTTTGTTCGTTCCAATAATCTGAAACTCTTTAGTTGCGACAGTTCTCTCTTTATATCCGAGGAGCCTATTGCTCTCGTTAGAGTCGTAGTATGGATAGTAATGTTTCTCTATCTGACCGGTCTTGTCGTAACTAACAGTGACACCAAACTTAGATGTTATGTTAGATGATATGCGTCTGTCCTTAATTGACGCATTAGCCACACCTCTCGGTGTTATTGTTTGCATAAATGTTTCCTCCTCATAATGTTTGTCACCGGTGACACTTTTTTGATAGTGACCACAGGCATTACAATAACCGTGACCATCAGAATAGATAGCTAGGTTATCACCTGCTCTGTCCCCACCTGTATCTCTACAGGCAGGGCAGGGCTTGTGTTCTACAAACGTAGAGGAGTTATGCGAAGAACTCACTAGTCTCAGCATCCTGTGATTTGTACCCTTCGGTACGCTTCAATACTTTAACTGCAGTGAGGTAGGTTGCGACCCCGTGTTGAGGGTGTTCGTTTCCTGCTTTCCAAAGTACCTGTACTTCTGATTCAGCTCCAAAATCGTGTCCGATTGATTCGCCATCCTCAGCCATCTTCACCATATCAAAAGACAATGGATACTTAGTGGAGAACTTGCGTGCCTTGTAAGACCCTCCGTCCTCTGTCTGAATAGTGCGGACCTTAACACCTGCTGACTCTAGTGCTTTGGCTTCTTTGTCATTAACAGCGACAGTAAGTGTGTACTTACCGGTATCCTCACCATTAAATTTCTCTGTACTGTCTAGATAGACATACTTTGCTATACCTTTAGTTATCATAGTTTGTTTCCTCGGAGCCCTGAAAAAAAAGACTGCTGTGACGGACTCGAAATCACAACAGCCATATAAAAGTGATTAGATGATACAGGAAGGACTTGAACCCACGACGACGCCATTAAGAATTTGTCTAGAACAGACTTAATGACCGCTCCTTATATAGTAACAGGTTGGTTAATTACGCCTTCCCCACTATCTGAGCTACTGTATCTCTAATCACTCTTACTTAAGACTCAACCAAAGTGATAATCATTATGGTTATCTCTTTAATTGAATCTATAGTAATATTTTAATCTATTTGTCAACCGATGTCAACATTAATATCTTCTTTTTTTATCACCTCGTCATCGTCTAAGAAAGAATAAGGATTGGAATGGTATCTACAGACAGAGCACAAGTCTAAATATTTTGTTCTTTCTGCAGGGTCCTTTGCCTTAGATTCCCACTCATTGAGCAAGGCATCACAACATTTACATCTCATTACATACCTCCGTATGTGGAGAAGTCATCTTCACTGAGCTCATCCTTGTTCTCATAAGTGATAGCAGTGCCATCGTCATTATAAAAAGGTAAGTCCTCGTTGGGCTGATAGTTTGTCACCGGTGACACATCGTGTCTACCGATAGACCAGCCATTCTTCATAGCATATATCTGTGCGTCTACTTGTGTCACTCTGTCTAACATACAGTTACCTTCGCCATCAGTCACAAAGTACAATAATTTACTGTCTTCATATGCTTGTGCTAATCTACTCATCAGTGGTTTTTTGTGCATTCTTACTCCTTATATTATTTATCATATCTTGTAGTCTTCCAACAACTCTATCGTCTTCATCATTTAAGACGTTAAAATAGTTTGATAGGAAGTCATCTAACTCATCCACAATCTGACTTAGAGCATCGTTCTCACGTTTGAGTTCTCTGTTGATTTCTAATGCCCGTTTGTAGACATTCATATTATAGTTAGGATTCATTAATTTAACCCCCTGTCTGGAACATCCCACCCGTGGTCATCATAACCAGAGGACCAACCAGATTTTTTCTTGAGTTGCTCGACAATCTGCCTGAGCTCATCAATTTGTTGTTGTTGGTCAATCAGTACAGCCATATATGTCTCAGGTTCAACACAATACTCATAATTTTCTAGGCTAACTTTACCTCTATCATCAAAAATATTGGCACTAAACTGGTGTCTGATGTCAAAAAATGACTCTACTTGCTCGTCAAAGTCCCTAACGTCGCTTGAATATACGCTTATTTCCATAATATCTCCTAATCAATTAAGTCCATATAGGCTTCGATATTGTTCTCAATGAACCAATTCTTGCCCTTGTTGAAGTCTTTATACAATTTCCTAGCTTCTACTAAGTCTCCCATCGTACCAAGCTCTATATGGTCGTGATAAGACGCCATTGTGTGGTCATAAATAGCCAGTTCTACCGGATTCATTTCGACAATGACCCCAGAATATGGGTTCTGCCTTGTGTTTTTCTCCGGTTCAAGCCACATATGGGCTCCGAATGGTAGCTTATCTATGTCATATCCCCAGGATTTATACAAATCCTCACGTTTTACAGTTAATTCTTCCTGTGTCATAAGACCTCCTAGTCTTTTGGTTTATTTTGTCTCTCGTAAAGTATATCAAACTTCCGAGTAGCTAGATTATCTATCATTTTCTTGATTCTGTCAAGGTATTTCGTCATAGAATCTAGTTCTTCATAGTCAACTAATAGATATAGTTGGTGATGGTCCTGAAATTTCTTCTGAAATTCCTCGAGAGTGACGTCTATTTCACCGTCACCCCAAGATTTTTGTACTGATACTGTTTTTGTCATTAGTCTGAACCTCCTACAACGTCACCAATATAGGTAGTATCAACTAACTTTGTATGTGAAAAAATTGCAGTACCTCCCCAAGTATCCTCATAGGCTATACGCTCTGCAATTTTGATAGCTTCTTCTTCGGTTTCAGCTTCAACCTCTGTATGTAACGTATTGTATACGTCTAGTGTTACTTCAAATACTTTCATTCAATCTTCTCCATAATAATACATTTTAATTTTAACATCTTCTTTATGTGTATCTAAGATGTCATCATCTTTCTCTATCTTTTCAAGGAGTAGTCTTTTAGCTACTTCCTGTGAATCGACTCCCTCAAGATATACCCATTTTCTCACTGGTATATCATATGCAACGTGCATTCCCATACTCATTAGACCTCCTAGTCTTTTGATTAAAATTATGTCACCGGTGACAAACTATTTTATACGCTTCCAAGTCTGCCACGTTATAGACTGGAGGTGCAACGGGTCCAGTCCTAATGTTTCAGCAGTCATTATATAACACTTTTCTATGAATTCATAGGCTTTAGGTGTTAAAGACTGCTCTTTATCTGTTGCGGTCCGACCGATAGCAATCGCAATAGCGTGTCTATCGACTGTAACCCCGGTTCCATCCGGATACATCATATTCATATAAAATCTTGATGTCTTCGGACCGCTTAGAATCTCCAGTATTTTGTCATCGACATATGATAAATCTAGGTGATGTCCTTCGCATTCACATACATCTATATCTATATCTAAAATCTGTCTAGCTTTACGCTTGTTGGCTCCCATATGTCCGCAGTCACCAGTTAAGATAAAGTCAACTGCAATCTCCTTGTTTTTCTCCCACTCTTTAAGCGGAGACAAGGCACTCACAATCCCTAGAACTTGATTTACGCTGATATTATAATTGCGGAATGCCTTAAGGAAGGTTGAGACCTCAACGCCAAAATTATGGGCTTCTCTGTACCAGTCGTTCCGCTCATAATCTGCAGATACTTTGTACACCTTAAGAATATTATTCTTTATCACTGTCCTAGAATATTCCTTTTCTCCTACTCTTACTTTTTTCATAAGACCTCCGGGTCTGTTGTTGATTTGTGCCAATAATAATTTATTGATTTGGTATTGTCAACAGCTAACCAATAATCTGTCACTGGTGACAAACTCTGGACCAAAAAAAACCCGGGATTAACCCGGGCTCTTTAGGTTGCTTAGTCTTAAGCGGCTTTCTTCTTAGGCTTCATATTGACAGTCTCTATAAGTATCTGTGCTTTCAAGTCTAGCATTTGTCTCTCGTATTCCTCTGTTGACATATCGGAATTCTCACCCAATACCTTTTCTTGCCAGTCTCCTACAATCTCACTGATTGTCTTTTCTCTCTTAGACTCAGGCTCCGGCTTGACTAAGCAGAATTCTCTCAATTTACCCCTGTCTGCTTCCTTGTGAGTACCCCTTTCGGTGATGTCCTTGTCATTGACTAGGCGTATAGTGTAGTGATGAGTATCAGGCTCCGCATTATCTCTAGCAGTCAAGATAGATTCTTGAGTCTTCTTCTTAGCGATGAGCTTCTGCATTTTGTGTACACGTCCTTTAAACTCCTTGAGTTCTTCGTTCTCTAGTGTAGTGAGTTGCTTATTCATTTCCTTAAGAAACACACCCTTAAACTTAGTGTTAGTTGCTACAGCTTTCAGGGTCTCAGTGACTTGTCCTTCTGCCTTGCGGATGTTACCTAAAGTATCAATAAAGCTCGCTATTTGTTGTTGGTCTGTCATTTTATTTTTCATAATATTTCCTATAAGTTATTGTAATTCCTAGATATTTTGTCTATCTAGGCTCCTAAGCAATCCCGCTTAAGATGAGTTCATTATACATAAGTGCACGCCTTGTAAACAGAATCGTACAAAAATAATTTCTAGACTCTGTCACCGGTGACAAACACTGGAGCTCTAAAGATTCACACTCGAGCTCTCTTTTATCTCACATTTGTGCACAATCGGACAGCTCCACACGTGCTCCAAAGTGCCACCCCGGGGACCCAATAGGACCGTGCGTGTATTATATATAGGCTCACTCGCAGATTGGAGAGGATTCGAGTAAAATCTGTTGTTTACTAGAGAATTTCTACAGATGACTTGTGCGGGGAGGGACTTAAGTGACTTTATTTACTACAGAACCTTGACTTCCATTGAAAAGTATGCTATACTATTACTATAGATTAAAAAAAAGATTCACCTAAAAAGGCTTCTTTTAGAAACAACCTTTTATTATCATTCTAATTTACCATTTTAGTTGAAACTGTAGTACACTAAGGAGTTAGGATGTCTAAAAAAAATAAAGGTTCGCCCAACTTATACAAGGGTATGAAGAGTTTAAACCCTAACGGGAGACCTAAGGGCAGTGTCAACAAGTATACAGCCCTGAGTAGAGAGTTGATGTCTAATAGAGGACCAGAGATTGTACAAAAGGTCATAGACTTAGCACTCGAAGGTGATAGGACCTGTCTTAAGATGTGTATGGATAGAATTATACCTACAACTAAGTCAGTAGAGTTTAGGTCCGGAGAAGATAAAGGTAACGTAATTATTAATGTTGGTGGTCTTGAGGCTAAGAAAGTAGAAATAGAAGAAAAAGACCAGAAAGAACTAACATATGAAGACGGTGTAATAATAGAAGAAGCTGATATTGACAAAACAATTGTGAGTATCGGTAATGGCTAAAGAGTTAGATGTACAACTACATCCTGCACAGCTAGAAATCTTCAATAGCACTGCCCGATTTAAAGTAGTAAGTGCGGGTAGGCGATTTGGAAAGTCCAGACTAGCAGCGTGGATACTAATCATCAAGGCTCTACAGTCAGAAAGTAAGGATGTCTTTTATATAGGTCCTACATTCCAACAAGCTAAAGATATTATGTGGAATATGCTCAAGGAACTTCTTCACGGGACAGACCTTATAGAGACTACCCACGAGAATACAGCTACTATGAAGTTAGTTAATGGTAGAAGAATTAGCTTAAAGGGAAGTGACCGACCAGATACTCTAAGGGGCGTGGGGCTTGCTTATGTCGTGCTTGATGAATATGCTTCTATGAAGGTAGAAGTCTGGGAGCAGATTATAAGACCGACACTTTCAGATGTAAAAGGTGGTGCACTCTTTATTGGGACTCCTGCCGGAAAGAATCACTTCTATGATTTGTTTTTAGAGGCAGAAAAAGACGAGGACTGGGAAGCATTCCAATATACGTCTACAGACAACCCTCTAATAGACCCTAAAGAGGTAGAAGTTGCTAGAAGAACAATGTCGACGCAAGCGTTCAGACAAGAATTTGAAGCATCCTTTGTAAGTTTTACTGGTGGTATATTTAAAAATGAATGGATTAAGTACGATGAGAATGAACCGGAGGAAGGCAATTACGTTATTGCGGTTGACCCTGCGGGCTTTGAAGCGGTGGAAAAGGAACGTGGTCTTAAAGGGAGTAAGTTAGATGAAACAGCTATATCAATCGTTAAAATCCACGGTGATAAGTGGTGGGTTAAAGATATACTACACGGGCGTTGGAATATCAAAGAAACTGCTTCTAAAATACTACAGGCTGCAATTGAGAATCAGGCAACTACTGTCGGAATAGAATCCGGAGCTTTAAAGAACGCCATACTTCCTTATCTGCAAGACGAGATGAGAACACAAGGTAGATGGGTAGTCATAACAGACGTAACTCACGGTGGCAAAAAGAAAGCAGATAGAATTACTTGGGCTTTGCAAGGTAGAATGGAGCACGGTAAAATTACATTTAATCGTAATTCTGATTGGAATAGCGAGTTAGAGACACAGTTAATAGAGTTTCCTAGTAAGGGAACACACGACGACATTATTGACTCTCTCGCATACATAGACCAAGTTAGTGTAGCAGACTTTATGCACACAATAGAATTAGAAGAGGAGTGGGAACCATATGATGAAGTTGCAGGATACTAATGGAAGAAAATAAATATCAAGGTTTAGCAGGTTGGTTGCACACTCGATTAGATGAGTGGAGAGACCATAGGGATTCCAACTATCAATCTAAATGGGATGAATATTATCGTCTATGGCGTGGCATATGGCAAGCATCAGACAGAACTAGAACGTCTGAAAAGTCGCAACTAATCTCGCCCGCACTACAACAAGCAGTAGAATCATCTGTTGCTGAAATCGAAGAGGCTACATTTGGCAGAGGGAAATGGTTTGATATCAAAGATGATATGTTAGACCAAGACCCTAGAGATGCTGAGTATGTTAGAAACTTACTTCAAGAAGACTTAGAATCTACAGGTTGTAAAGACGCACTGTGTGAAGTGTTTCTTAACGGTGCTATATACGGAACAGGTATTGGCAAAGTATCTGTAGCAGAAAGCACTTGGAGATATCCTGTCGAAGTTCCTATCGAAGGAACTATGGTTAGTGAAAGAATATTGCAAGAAGATAATGTAATAGATGTTAAGGTAGAAGCAATTAGTCCTAAAGAATTTCTTATAGACCCTTCCGCTGTTAATATAGATGAAGCATTAGGTGTCGCACACGAAGTAGTAAAGCCTAGACACAGCATTATAGAAGGCATAGATAATGGTACTTATCGTGATATACCTATAGAAGGTAGCTACAATCAAGAAAGATTTGATGGGTTTGACCCTGAAATGTCTAGAGCAGACGCTTCTGACCAAATAAAAATTACAGAATACTGGGGTAAAGTACCCGCAAGATTCCTATCCGAAGACGAGGATATGGATGATTTTGAGTATAATGATGATGAATTAGTCGAAGCTGTAGTTACTATGGCTAATGATGAATACATATTAAGAGCTGAACGTAATCCATTTATGATGGAAGACAGACCTTTTATATACTACCAACACGATATTGTACCAAACAAATTCTGGGGTAGGGGTATTTGTGAGAAAGGATTTAACGCTCAAAAGGCTTTAGATGCAGAAATGAGAGCACGAATTGACTCGTTAGCTCTGACTACTACACCAATGATGGCTGCCGACGCGACTCGACTACCGCGTGGAGTCAGACTAGAGGTCAGACCGGGTAAGACTGTACTTACTAATGGCGACCCAAGGCAAGCAATAATGCCATTATCTTTAGGCAGCACCGACCAAAACACTTATACACAAGTAGCAAGCCTACAGAATATGATACAGATGGGTACTGGCAGTGCTGATACACAAGGAAGTGCTGAGCGTGCTACGTCTGCAGGTATGTCTATGCAGCAATCTTCTGCAATTAAAAGACAGAAACGCACCTTAATGAATTTCCAAAACACATTCCTTATTCCTATGGTTAATAAGGCTTTGTGGAGAAAGATACAGTTTGATGTAGATAGGTATCCTATTGTAGATTATAAATTTGTACCATACTCTACTATGGGTATTATGGCTAAGGAACTAGAAGCACAACAAATGGTTAGTTTATTGCAAGCTATACCTAAAGATTCTCCTGCTTTTAATATTATACTAACATCTGTATTCCAGAATTCTAGTATGCACAACAGAGACCAAATTGTTCAAGCTCTTGTTCAGGGTATGCAACCTGACCCACAAGAAGAAGAAATGAAACAAATGAATATGGCTCTACAAGTACAGCAAATGCAAGCTGATATTGCTAAAACTCAAGCAGAAGCTCAAGAAGAAGCTACTAAAGCTATGAAGAATGCAGCAGAAGCCGGAGCAGCACAACCTGATGAGCTTAAGATACAAGAGAAGTTTATTAAACTACAGAAAGATTTAGCTGCTATTGACAAGATGAGAGCAGATACAGAGAATGTAAATAGCGAAACTATGAGAAACATACCAGAAGTAGAGCATTTACAATCTGAAACATTATTAAACATAGCTACAGCACAAGAAAAATTACAAGGATAGTATATGGCTAAGACAGCAGCGTGGCAACGTAAAGAAGGTCAAAATCCTAAAGGCGGATTAAATGCTAAAGGTAGAGCTTCTTATAATGCACAAACAGGAGGCAATCTAAAAGCACCACAAGGAAGCGGAACAGATAGTAGACGTGTATCCTTTGCTTGTAGATTTGCCGGTATGGCAGGACCTATGATAGATGCTAAAGGTAAGCCTACCCGTAAAGCATTAGCATTAAAAAAATGGGGCTTTAGCTCCGAAGCAGCAGCTAGAAATTTTTGCAATAGACACAAAAAATCTTAATGGCAAAAGAAGACGAAGAATTTTATAGAGATAGAATCGAACTATTAGAAACTGAAGGATGGGCAGACCTTATAGAAGAATTAAAGGTTATGTCTGAATCAGTTAAACGATTAGAATCTATTGATAACGAAAAAGACCTATGGTTCGCCAGAGGTCAGTTGTCAATTCTAAGACAGATGATTGTTTTAGAAGACGCAACAAAAGCAGCGATGACAGAACTAGACAACTAGCGTCATCTTTTTACAACTTCATAACCCTAACGGGCGGAGAACAATGATATGAGCAATATAGTAGTAGACCCTGTTGACGAATCAGCAGATGTAGAAGTAGAAAACACAGTAGAACCTGAAGAAACCCTAGAGGCTGGGGAAGCAGAAACACAAGAACCTGCTTTTGAAGTTCCGGATAAATTCTCAGGTAAAAGTGTAGAGGATATAGTCAAGAGCTATCAAAACTTAGAACAAGAACTTGGACGTAAGAGTCAAGAGATTGGAGAGTTAAGAAGTTTATCAGACAGTTTTCTCAAAGCTGAAATATCTAGAAACGAACCACAGACAAGTCAAGCGACACAAAACTCAAAAAACGAAACAGAAGAAGATTTCTTTGAAGACCCCAATAAAGCGGTAAATTCTTTAATAGAAAAACATCCTAAGTTTCAAGAATTCCAACAGTTCCAAGCTCAACAACAACAAAACACGAGCAAAGCACAGTTGGAAAAGACTCATCCTGATTATGTAGACATTATACAAGATTCAGGATTTCAAGATTGGGTACAAGCTAGTAAATTTAGAACAGATTTGTTTCAAGAAGCAGACCGTTATAATTACGAAGCAGCAGATGAATTACTTACGCACTGGAAAGAGCGTTCTGTAATTGATAAAACTGCAGAAGTAAAAGAACAACAAGAAGCTACAAGAAAGAAAGCTCTAAAATCTAGTAAGACTGAATCTAGAAGTTCTGCTGAAACTACAGCAGGTAAGAAAACATATCGTAGGGCAGACCTAATACGTCTTAAAGCAACAGACCCTAATAGATATGCAGACTTAGCTGATGAAATATATAGTGCCTATGCTGAAGGTAGAGTCAAATAATTTGATTATACTATAACACAGGAGTAATATTATGGCTACAGGTGTCATCGGCACTAACCATCAAACGGTTACTACAGGTGCGAACTTCATCCCAGAAATCTGGTCAGATGAAACTATCGCAGCGTACAAATCGAACTTGGTGGTAGCTCCCCTAGTTACTCGCTTGAATCATAAAGGTAAAAAAGGTGATACTATTCACATTCCAACGCCGACTCGTGGTTCTGCGACTTCTAAGGCAGCAAATACAAAAGTAAAAATACAGGGAGATACTCACGGTACTACCAATCTTTCGATTGATAAACACTATGAATACTCTGTATTAATTGAAGATATCACAGAAGTTCAAGCATTGAGCTCTCTCAGAAAGTTCTACACTGACGATGCGGGCTATGCTCTCGCTAAGCAGGTGGACACTGACCTACTAAACCTTACTGAAGGTTTACAGGGCGGTACTGTAGGCGGTGCAGCAGCAGCTTCTTGGGAGAAAGCATACATTGGTTCAACTGGTGCAGCTTTCTACACAGGTAACTCTTCTAACGCAGCAGACATTACAGATGCAGGAATCAGAGCATTGCTACTGAAACTTGACGATGCGGATGTACCAATGGACAATCGTTCATTAATCATTCCACCAATCTGTGCTAATGATTTGCTAGGCATTAACAGATTCACTGAGCAACAGTTCATTGGTTCTGGCGATGCTATCCGTACTGGTAAGATTGGACAAATCTACGGTGTAGATGTGTACATTTCATCTAACTGCCCTACAGCAGCAGGTAACTCTGATACTGATAGAGTAGGTGTATTACTACACAAAGATGCAATTGCTCTAGCTGAACAGGTAGGCGTGCGTTCACAGACTCAATATAAACAGGAGTACCTTGGAGACTTGTTTACTTCGGACACTATTTATGGTGTTGGAGAAATGAGGAATAACGCAGGTGTTGCGTTTGTAGTTCCGGGCTCATAAGTTAATTGAGCAGTAGCCCTTTCTCACGAGAGGGTTACACTAAATTAATTAGGAGTAAGTATGCCTTTTTATGATTTTGAATGTAAGAACAAACATACTACAGAGATGTTAGTATCTTACAGTAAAAGAGAAGAGACTCAGATTTGTGAAGAATGTGGAGAACCTGCTCATTATAAATTAAGTTTTTGTACTAATTTTCAATACGGTAGCAACTATAGTTCTTTTGCTGCTGATACTCATAAATGGAATATGAGAGAACAGAAAAGAAAGTCAATGACAGAAAGTCAAAATAATCAATCTTACACAGGATAGTATGGCTACTAAAAGAAAACATTTAAGTTTATTTGAAGATTCTTCTAGTCGTCTAGAGCTAGAGGCATTTAAGAATAAAATTAAAAAGTTATACGATGAAATACTAGAGCGTACATATAAGATAGAAAATCCTGGGGCTAGTCCTGAAGAGGTTGCAGCATACGTTGAAGAGAATGGTCTAGAGTTTCCGGACGATAGTGTTGATGAAGAAACTAGTGAAGTAGATAATCTAATGGAAATGTTAGATAATATGACTGAAGAACAAGACGTACTAGAACCTGTTACAGATTTATCTATGGAAAACAAACCTAAGGAATACAAAGGCACAGAACCTTCTTCTAAGTCTCACGAAGCAGGTCTTAAAGTAGAGACAACAGAATATAAAGATAGGATGGGAGGATTGTTTAGTGTCAAGACAGACGAAAGAAAGAGAACAGCTACTAAAGCACCTCAGATTCCTACCGGCAAGAGTATTAAAAGAGATACTTCCACTGCTCACCAAATAGCTTTTGCTCCTTTAGTAGAGCAATTTAAAGTAGAGCTTAGAAGTTTATCTGAAAGACAAGCAGCAGGTGTAAGGCATTTTAGAGAAGGTTTATAATGGCTAAAAAATTTGGTTGGAAACAAAAGAAAACTATTGGGATGTACCTTAATAAAAGGCAATGGGAAAGAGAGTTTGACCCTACACAAACATCAGCAACAGAAATTACGACAGAAAATGGAATTTATTTGGCAACAGAAGCACTAATTGATGCAAATGATAATTCCTTAAATTACTATATTATAGCGGAGTAAGCAATGGCACAAATTAAGGTATCAGAACTAACAGCATTGACTAATACGGATGGTGCTGAAGAAGTCCTAATTAATGATGGAGGCACTTCTAAGAAAGTCACTATTGCTAATTTACTACACGATGACTCACTAGACAGTAAACACTATATTGATGGAAGTATTGACACCGCCCATATTGCGGACAATGCTATTACTTCAGCCAAGCTAGGAGTCGATGTAATTGTTGCAGAGGATATAGCTAACAATGCTATTACTGTAGCTGAACTTGCAGACAACGCAGTAACTACAGCTAAATTGAATGCTGATGCAGTTACAGGTGCTAAGATTGCAGACGATGCAATTGACTCAGAACATTACACAGATGGTTCAATTGACTTAGCACATTTATCTAGTGAGTCTGTAGATGAATCTAAACTTAAAGTATCTAACGCACCTACTAATGGATATGTACTATCAGCACAGTCTGGTAATACAGGTGGATTAACTTGGGCAGCAGTATCAACTGGTGCTACTTCTCTTGGAGATTTAAGTGATGCTACAACAACAGCTACTTCAAACATTGGACTAGGTGCTAACGCAGTAGACTCAATCACTACTGGAGATTGGAATGTTGGCGTAGGTGATAATGCTTTAACAGCTACTACTTCTGGTGAAAGAAATGTTGGTGTTGGTTTTAATGCTTTATTGTTAAATACAACTGGCGTTAGAAATTCAGCAGTTGGAATGGATTCCTTAGGAGCAAATACATCAGGCGATTATAACACCGCACTTGGTAACAATTCTTTAGGAGCAAATACTACAGGCAGTCAAAATACAGCAGTAGGTTACAATTCTTTATTATCTAACACTACTGGACTAAACAATACTGCTATTGGAAGGTTAACTCTTGATGCTAATACAACTGCTAATAATAACACAGCTGTAGGTGCAAGTGCTTTAGGTCAAAATACTACAGGTACTGCAAATTCAGCATTTGGTAGCGGTGCTTTAACATCTAACACTACAGCAGATTACAACACATCGGTTGGTTATAATGCTTTATATGCTAACACTACAGGTACTAAAAGTACAGCAGTTGGTGTAGAGTCTTTAAAAGCAAACACTACAGGTAATACTAATATAGGTGTAGGTTGGAGGTCGCTTTATACTAACACTACTGGTTCTCAAAATGTTGCAGTAGGTAATAGTGCTTTACAAAATAGCACTACAGCTAGTGACAATACTGCGGTTGGTTTTCAATCTTTAGTATCTAACACTACAGGTTCTTTAAACACAGCAGTTGGTGCTACTGCTTTAGACGCTAATACAACTGGTGCTGAGAATGTTGGTGTTGGTTCAAAAGCACTAGGGGCTAACACTACAGGCGGTAATAATGTTGCGGTTGGATTTCAAGCCTTAGATGCTAACACGACAGCTAATGGCAATACAGGAATCGGTGCTAATTCTTTATCTGCAAATACTACAGGTGCTACTAACTCAGCATTAGGTAGTGCTAGTTTACTTGCAAATACAACAGGTAGTGGGAATGTAGCAATGGGTTACGCAGCTTTGCTTGCTAACACTACAGGCGGTTTAAATGTTGCAGTAGGAATAGACTCTTTAAAAGCAAACACAACTGGTTCTGGAAATACTGGTATAGGTAGAGAGGCTCTCAGAGACAACACAACTGCTAATTACAATACAACAGTAGGTATCAGTTCTCTTTCGGCTAATACTACTGGGTCAGGTAACTCTGCTTTAGGACAATCGGCTTTAAAAGCTAACACTACAGGCGGTGCTAACACAGCAGTTGGTACAAGTGCTTTAACAGCTAATACTACAGCAGCCAATAACTCTGCTTTTGGTAACTATGCTATGCAAGTAAACACAACTGGAACTAACAATACTGCTATTGGTAATATTAGTATGTATTCCAATACAACAGGTGAGCAAAATTTAGCAGTTGGTGCTGGTTCTTTATTTTCTAATACTACAGCACATTACAATACAGCTATTGGTTACAATTCTTTGTATGATAACACTACAGGTGCTTCACTTACAGCTGTTGGTAGAAGCGCTTTAGCTAATAACAGTACAGGAGATAAAAACACATCTGTTGGTATGAACTCAATGTTAGATAATACTACAGGTGGTCAAAACACAGCATTGGGAGAGTCTGCTCTATCTAATAACACTACAGCTTCTTATAATACCGCAATAGGCACAGAGAGTTTATTAGCTAATACTACAGGCGCACAAAACGTAGCTGTTGGTAGACGAAGTATGCCAGTTAATACAACAGGTAGTCAAAATGTATCTGTTGGTATGGACTGTATGGAAGCAAATACAACTGGTGATAAAAATGTAGCTATAGGTAGTAACACTTTAAAAGCTAACACGACAGCAGATAATAATGTAGCAGTTGGTTACTCAGCTTTAGCAGCTAACACTACAGGAAATGAAAACACCGCAGTAGGTAAAAGTGCTTTTGAATCTAATACAACAGGTGTAAGTGGTTTAGCATTAGGCAAAAGTGCTTTATCAGTTAACACTACAGGCTCTCATAACACAGCAGTTGGACACGATTCACTTAAAGCAAATGTATCAGGTTCTTACAATACATCACTAGGAGCAAGAACATTAGAAGCTAATACAGCAGATAATAATTTAGCTGTAGGCTGGGGCGCATTGTTAAAAAATACTTCAGGTACTAAAAATACAGCCATAGGTCGAAGTACATTAGTAGAAAACACTACTGCTGATTTTAATTTAGCAGTTGGTTACGCATCTTTACTAGATAACTCAACAGGCGCACACAATACAGGACTTGGGGCAGATGCTCTTGGTAATAATACAACTGCTTCTGACAATACTGCTGTAGGTTCATCAGCTTTATATGTTAATACAACAGGAACAAACAATACTGCTGTTGGTAGACAAGCTTTAGATGCTAACACCACAGCTTCTAGTAACACAGCAGTAGGTGCGTTTTCATTAACAGCAAACACAACTGGTACTCGTAATGTAGCTTTAGGTGTAAGTGCTGTAGAAAGTAACACAACGGGTGATGACAATATAGGTATTGGTCACGATGCTTTAAAAGCAAATACTACTGCTGGTTACAACATAGCAATTGGTAAAGACTGTTTAAAGTCTAACACTACAGGTTATGGTAATGTAGCTATAGGTAAAAATGCAGGTCAACACGCTAATGCAAACACTACTGGGTATAACAATGTTTTTATTGGAAGTCTTGTTCACGGCGCACGTTATGACCGTAATCATCAAATAGTTTTAGGCTACTATGTGCAAAGTGTTGGAGAGAATCACATTACTATGGGTTCTGGTACTGGTTCAGATAGAATTTATAATCAGTTTACTTCAAATGCCTCTTGGACTCGTTCATCTGACGAAAGAATTAAAAAAGAAATTGCAACTAATACTGATTGTGGATTAAATTTTATTAATGACTTGCGAACAGTAACTTATAAGTTTAAAGCTCCTTCTGAATTAGATGCTTCTATGAGTGAATACGATGCTGATAATAGTACGCCAAGTTATGATAAGAAAATGTATGGGTTTATTGCTCAAGAAGTAAAAGCAGTTTTAGACTCACATAATATTACAGACTTTGCAGGATGGAGTCAAGTTGAAGATGGTGGTGACAATATGCAAGGTATCTCATACGAGATGTTTGTGATGCCATTGGTTAAAGCAGTACAAGAACTATCAGCAAAGAACGAGGCTTTGTTGACTAGAATTGAAGCCCTCGAAGGATAACACAGGAGTAAGTAATGGAAGATATGACAGCAGACGAAGTAGCAGCAGCTTATGTAGCTATGGGGCATTCAGTAGATGAAGTCAACAGCAGTAAAGGTGCTGACGAAACTGATGATGAATTTGCAGCAAGAGTAGCTAGGAATAAAGAACACCTAGTATTAATGAAAGCAAAAGTAAAGATAGATGGCACAACATCTATTTGGACAAGCGAGAGCTTTACAGCAATTGATGCAGCTATAGCATCTTAACTTAGGAGTAAAAAAATGTCTAAAAAACAAAAAGAAAAGACAATGATTACAGTCAACGATAAAGAATATGTTTATGAAGATATGACTGACGAGCAGAAAACTATTATTAATCATATTAATGATTTAGATAGAAAGATTGGCACAAGCCAGTTTAACCTCGACCAGCTTATGTTCGGTAAGTCAGCCTTTTTAAACGCACTAAACGAATCGCTAAAAGAAGTAGCAGCATAATGTCTGACAGACTTCGTAACAACCTTATAGCTGGGTTAATAGTTACAGCGTTTTGGATAGTGTTTGTATTGCCAGTAATGGCTGCTGATACTATAGTTACGGAGTCTACATCAACAGTTACAACAAATGGCAATCAGACAACTAAGGTAGAAAGTCCACCGCCAAGTGCAATAGCACCACAAATTAGCGGAGGCAGTAACTCAGACTTATGTACAATTAGTTCTAGTGGTTCAGTACAGACACAGATACTTGGTATCTCAATGGGAACAACGTATACAGAAGAGAACTGCTTAAGACTTAAAAAAGCACAGAAACTATATAACTTTGGTATGAAGGTCGCAGCAGTTTCAGTCCTCTGCCAAGACCCAGATATTTGGTCTGGGATGATGCAAGCCGGGACCCCCTGCCCCATAGATGGGCTCATAGGACAGCAGGCTAAAGATGCTTGGGCTGTCCATACAGAATCAATACCAATGCCAGAGGAGAAAGATGAACTCAGTGTACAAGAAAAACGTGATAAGGCTCTTAGCATTATGGGTACTGTTGCAGCAGCCTTCATATTCTTCTAGTTATATATTTGGATATACAGGCAATGCTGCTGTAGATGGTTTAATATGGAGTATGACGTCAGACACACTAGGAGTTAATGTACAAGACGGATTAGACATAAGTGGTGTTATCTATAATTATGAGGTAACAAAAGAAGCCGGAGATGAGTACATAGTTACAGTGCAGAATGAAGATGTAGATGGTGGTTATATTTTTCAAGATACACAAGACTGGACTGATGGCACAGGTATGAAAATACAAAAACTTATACCTCTACCATACACACCAGTTAGTCAGTTTGGCGAAGGTTCAATACAAACTACTGGCACAGGAGAACTAAAAGATGCAAAAGTAGTTTATATGTATAGGTTTGACAAATGTTTTGACCCACAAAATGACAAGAGTTGTCCGGGTTATGTTGAGCCAATGCCTGTTATACCTAAAATAGAAGTATACGATGCACTTGATGATGACGCAGTTATAGATGCTACTGAAGAAACCGATAGTGACTTGTATGAGAAAGAAGAAGAAGAAAGGGAAGAGAGAGAGAAAGACGAAGAAGATGAAGGCAGACTAGAAATGGCTTTGGCTGCATCTGAAAATGCTCTAACGATAGCTAACACAGTATCACAAGCTGCTTTACTACAATCAATAAATAACGCTACTAATGTAACATCTTATTACGCAGCGACAGTTCCCGGAGGAGTATACAGGGAATCTATTTCATTGGACGGAGGAGAAGTAGTTGATAACAGAAGAGCACTACAAAGTTTAGCCCAAGACAATTTAATGAATCAAATGATAGAGGAACAATACAAATGAATAAATTATTATTAACAACTTTAGTTCTTAGTCTTACTGGTTGCTCTTTGTTCGCTAGTAAGGTAGAAGCAAACGCAGATATTATAGGCTCAGTAGAGTCTAGATGTATAGTAAACACAGATACTCCCGGAGTCTACGGAAACCCTAACGCTTATACTTTAACAACAACACCTGCTAGTGGTGGTCAGAAACCTATTGTAAGGTTTGACGTATCGCTTGCTAATGCTTATTTTGCACAGGTTAGTTATCCTACTTCTTTTAGCTCTAGCCCTAGCCTAAGTGACACAGTTGCTTGGACAGGTGCAGTAGCAGTAGCACAATCATCTGGCAGTGACTTTGATGGATACCAGACAGCTAGTACAACTACTGGTGCTTTGAGACAATACGCTATGGGACACGCAGGAACTTTATGGATAGATGTTCAGTCACAAGCTACTTATGGTGGTGGACAGAACAAAGCATTTCCGGGCGGTTCTTATACAGCAGTAGTAGTTGCTGAATGTGTCGCTCAGTAATACTGTGGGCACTGCTATGTACATCTGTAGCAGCTCACGAGATGACACCGACATATCCAAAGTGGTCTGTAACTCAGTTAGAAGGAGTACACAAAACTACAATGAGTATGTTCAACAAGAGAGAAGATGTTAAATATTATGAGATTGGCGTATTTGATAAAGAGTGGAAGCCAATACCTTTTGTAACTGATTATAAAATATTAAAGTTAGATTACTTAAGCCACGTTAAATTTGATGTATATATTGGTTCAAAAAACGTAGACAGGGCAGAATATATATGTTCTTTGTCTAAGCTAAGAGGAAGCAAAGAAACTAAGACAATGATAGCATCAAGAATATGTTCGAGGTTTAAGTGAAGTGGTTAAGGTATGTGTGTTGCTACGCCTTTTTTCTTAGTACACAGGTTATAGCAGACAGTAACTCAATGACCTTTTCCTTGCCTAGTGCAGGATACAATAGTGGTACAGATAGTATTAGAGCCGGTGATTTAGATTGTAAGAATAGCATAGGTGGTACTACTAACTTTGAGTTAGGTATGACTGGAATAATAAACAACGCAGTCACACCGATTATAGGCAAAGAAGGAGAGAGACCACAGACTAAAGACATAGGTTTGTATGCTAGAATTATAATACCTTTAGATGGACCGAGTGAAAGAATTAATTGTAATACTTTATACCAACTAGAATTACAACGTAGAAGACTAGAGGTACAGAAACTTAAACAAGAAATAGAATACTTAAGGCAATTACAAGACGGTGGATTTGAAAACTAATGGCAGACCTAGAAGAATTAGTAAGCAAAGGCGAGGGCATAAAAGATAAGAAGCTCAAGCTGTTTGGTCTACGTTTAAGTGGTACAAGTATAGTAGCAGCATTTGCTTTTATTTCAACGATTATTGGTACTCTATACGGTGGCTTTCTTATGTATCAAAAAGTCGAAGGAATCGCAAATTTGGACCTTGGAGCTATAGAGTCACAAATGAAAAAAACATCTAGTGATGTAATTAGAATTGAAGAACACGCTAACGCTATTAAGATAGAATTAAAGAAAGATATGACAGACCTACGCAATAGTCAATGGTCTTTAGAATCTAAAGTAGATACTAAGTTACAATCAGTAGATACTAAACTTACTAACTATGATACAAAGTTAGATAGGTTTGAGATAAAAGTAGAGAAAACTAAAGAGGATATAAACAAACGGATACAAGAATCATTAGACAATCCACTAGCAAACTAAGGAGATATTATGGGATACGGTAACAAACCTTATAAAAAAACTAAAGGTAACGGTAAAAAGAAAAAGTAATGGCACTTACTAAAAGACAACTAGCTACTCTAGATAAGCATAAAAAACACCATAGCAAGAAACATATGGAAGAGATGAAAAGGCTTATGAGAAAAGGTTTGAGCTTTACTGAGTCACACAGAGTAGCTATGAAAAATGTGGGGAAGTAAATGGAAGACGAGCTTAGAAGAATGCAAGTACAACTAGACAAACACGCAGGTCAAATAGCAAAGTTGTTTAGTAAGATTGACGACACAAACAAATGTATAGCTAAGATAAATACCTCACTATTACAAATTAAATGGGGCGTCTATGGTGCAATTATCTTTTATGTTATTGCAAACGTAGGACTTATGGAAGCATTAGGAGTAGTATTATGATAGCACTTTTAACTAACATAGCACCAATAGCCCTTGGGTTTGTTGGTAAGTTGTTTGCACTAAAGAGTCAAGCAGCACAAGAAAATCAAAAGTTGATGATGCAACAATTTGCAGTCAGAGACAAATCAATTAATGATGCTAGGTCTGCTGCAGACAAAGAAAGTCCAATGGCTGCTCTTAATAGACGAGTAATCATATTTGTTATATTATCTTTAATTATATTTACTCAGGTAGCACCTGTATTTTTTAATGTGCCAACTGTAATTCCTACTGTAATTGAAGGAGCAAGTTTACTTGGCTTTGAACTTACACCAGACACAATAGAGTATGTTACAGTACAGGCAGGAGCAGTGCTTAAGTTTGATGAAGTGTTTGCTTGGGCTACAATGATTATAGAATTTTATTTTGGTGCACAATTAGCCAAGGGGAAATAATGACATACAAAGAACTAATAAATCAAGTATTAATAAGACTAAGAGAAGACACTATATCTACTGATTGGTCTGGGGCTATTAACGACAGCATAACTATATCTACTTATCAAAAAGTTATTGGTTCTTTAGTTAATGATGCTAAAAGAAGTATAGAGTCTTTTCACGATTGGTCAGGCTTAAGAGAAACAGTAGACATATCTACAGTTAATGGGACTAAAAATTATAATTTAAGTTCGGGTCAAGAGTTTCAAATTCTAGATGTTATTAATCAAGCCACTGGAGATATTCTGTCACCGGTGACAAAACATTATATGAATACTACTAAATATCCTACAGAAACTACAGGACAACCTGCACATTATTGTATTAATGGGGTTGATACTTCAAACAATTTAAAAGTAGATTTAACACCTGTTCCTACAAAAGCAGAAACAATATCTTTTGATATAGTTAAGTATCAAGATAATTTAACAACAGCAGCATCTACATTAAAGATACCTGCTCAACCAGTAATACTTGGAGCTTGGTCTCGTGCTTTAGCAGAGCGAGGAGAAGATGGCGGAACTCAATCATCATTAGCTGCAGAAGAAGCAGCAGCGTCGTTAAGACAAGCTATAATAATAGATGGTGGTCATAATAGATTTGAACAAGACTGGTATATAAAGTAATGGCAAAGCAATTAGTAGCACAACCTTTACCCAATTTTGGTGTTAATGGATTGAATACTCAAAGCAATCCTAACTCACTAGACCCTTCATACCTTACGTTAGCAGACAATATAGTATTAAGAGAATCGGGAAGAATATCATTTCGTAAAGGTTTAAAACAAAAAGTTGTACCTTCTGGTACATCTATTAACTCTATTGTAGAACACAATGACCAAGGTACTAATAAAATCTTTGCTAGTCACGGTACTAGCATCTACACTATTGACTTTACTACACCTAATGCTGCCTTTCCTAGTAGTGGTGCAGACGTAAAACACACAGTAGCAAATACAACAGGAGACTGGCAGTTTATAAATTTTAATAGCAGATTACATTGTTTTCATAAAGAAACTATACCACAAAGGTATGATGGTTCTTATCCATCAAATGAAAAATGGTCTAGCACTTATCATACCGATGCAATTAATTTAGCTAACGGAAGTGAAGTAACCGCACCCAATGTTGTTGCTAATAAAACATATAAAATAACAGCTTTAGGAAATACAAATTGGTCTCTTCTTAGCGGAGATACAAGCAAAGAAGCAGAAATAGGTGATATTTTTACATCTATAGATGTTGGAAGCACAGCTACAAGCACTTCAGCTACAGCACCTAATATGGTTTCAGGCAATCGTTATAAAATTATTGCATTAGGAGATACAGATTTTAATCTTAACGGTGCTGATTCTAGTCCAGCAGTAGGAGAAATTTTTACTGCTAACGATATTTTAGGAATTGGTACTGGACTTGTAGCAGAAGTAATTTCAGGTTCTACGGGTACTGTTGTAGAAATAAAAACTAATTCTACTTTAACAACTATTACAGTAGATGATACAACTAATTTTCCTAGCACTGGAAAAATTATTATTGGCGAAGAAATAATTTCTTATACTGGAAAAACTTCGACTACATTTACTGGCTGTATTAGAGGTTCAAGCAATACTACTGCTACATACCATTTAGATAATGCTGTAGTTAAAAACGATTTTTCACCTTTATCAGTAACAGAAGGAGAATTTAAACCTAGTTGTGGTACAGGAGCTTATGGTCGTATATGGGCGGGTGGTGTAGAAGAAGAAAAAGATGTCTTACATTATTCTTCTATATTAGATGGTGACGACTTTACTTTGTATTCTGGTGGTGGTTCTATAGATTTAAAAAAAGTTTGGGACAAAGATGACATTATAGCTATTGCTCCGTTCTACGGACAGCTTGCAGTATTTGGTAAGAACAACATAGCTATATATGAAAGTCCTGACGTTATTGGAAACATTAGACTTAATGAAGTAATTAAAGGAATAGGATGTGTTGCTAGAGATAGCGTTCAAGCTATAGGTGATGACTTAGTATTTTTGTCTAACACAGGTCTTAGGTCATTAGCCCGTACATCAGAAAAAGACAAAGTACCTTTAACTGACATAAGTAAAAATATTAAAGACACAATAATAAGAAACATCGGTATTAGTGATTTAACAAAAATTAAAAGCGTTTATGTAGAAAATGAAGGTATATACATATTGTCGTTTACAGACAAGAATATTAATTATGTGTTTGACTTTAAACATTTTACTCCTAATGGCGAGCCTCGAATAACTACTTGGACTTTTGACAACGATAGAGAGCCTGCAAGTATGTGTTATACAGAAACTTATGGGTATATCACAGGACAAAAAGATGGGGGAATAGCAGGGTATGAAGGTTATTTTGATACGGATATGTCTTTCTCTAGTGGTTCAGTTGTGTTATCTAATAGTGGGATTACTGCTGATGTGTCTAGCATATGGATACCTTTAAGTCAAGGAGCCATATCTTCTTTACTTAAAAGAATGATATTGGTTTTGGAGGGTGGTTCGGGCTCTACTTTAGGTTTAAAGTGGTACAAAGATTTTGGTATGACTCCTTCTGAAACAACTCAAATTTCTTTAAGACCTGCTACTACAGGAACAGTGGCTTTATATGGAGCAGTTACTTCTTTGTATGGTGCAAACACTACTTATGATTATGGTGGTGTTTCTTACTGTACTATAGGTCAACACAATACACAAGCAACTTGTGAAGCAGCAGGAGGTACTTGGACTACCATTTCTAATACAGGAGCAATAGACCAACCACCTAATGCTTCATCATCGCCTGCTAAATATTCTCCTATATATGGACTACAGGAATATTCAACACCTTTAGCAGGTAGTGCTAAAACTTTAAAACTAAATATGTCTATAGTTAGTAATGGTTATAATGCGTCAATACAAGATTTATCAATTTTACATTTACAAGGGAAAATACGATGAGTAATTATACTTTAGCAGTCAATTGGTCAGGAAAAGATGCTCTCTCAGATAGTGATGCTGCGAAAGTAATATCTGGCTCTGATTTTAATACTGAGTTTACAACAGTAAGAACAGCAGTTAATTCTAAAGCTGATACCAATGGTGATAGTGGAGAGGATTTTGCTGCAAATAACGCAACAGTAGCAGGTACTTTAACTGTAACTGGAGTTCCAACTATACCTACTGCTGCACAAGGAACAAATACAACGCAAGCAGCAAGTACAGCTTTTGTTACAACAGCAGTAAATACTTTAAATGCAGCAGCTTATCCAGTTGGTGCAATATTTACCACAACTGTAAATTACGCTAATTCAGCAGCAGTTGTTGCAGCAATAGGCGGAACAACTTGGGTAGCCTTTGGTGGAGGTAGAGTATTAGTAGGTTTGGATTCTGGTGATACAGACTTTGATACAGCAGAAGAAACTGGTGGTGCTAAAACACCAAATACAGGAAGTCACACATTAACAATAGCTGAAATGCCATCACATAATCACGCTATGGGTTCATCAGGAGTTGACACAGGTAGCACAGGACATCACGCAGGACAAACTGGTACTGGAGATTACAATGGTCAAAACTCAAATGTAATAGCTAGCACGGGTGGAGGCGGTGGACACACTCACACAGGGAACGCTGTACAACCATACATCGTAGTATATTTTTGGAAACGCACAGCATAGGAGAATAGAATGGCAAATGGACCAGTAGGATACACACAACCCGGAGGAGGTGTTTTTGTACCACAAACAAGTACAAGCTCTTCTAAAAAGAAAGGCAATCTAGACTTAGGAGGATTGTTAAGTTCTCTTATGGGTGCAGGAAGTAGACGTAAATTAGAAGGTATCTATAGAGAAAATTTAGAATATCAAAAAATGATAATGGACGAAGCATATGGTCGTTCTTTACCTAAGGGAGTTACAGGACCCGGAGGTATGGTTTCTTTTGATAAAGATACAGAAGAAATGCTAATGGAATTAGACCCTGCGGTTCAAAGAATTATGGATGCTTGGCTTAGTCAAGGAGCTAGAGCAGGAGAAGAACTTGCTGAGTTTGATATGGACGCAAGGACTATGGACCAAATCCGTATGTTTGATGAAGCTAATGAGTTTAGAGATAGGCAAGATAGGAACCGATTAGCAGAACAAAACGAAGCTAGGGGTGTTGGAGGAACACAACAGTTTTACGCTGAGATGTCTTTAGGTGAACAAGTTAATCAACGAAGACTACAAGAAGCATTACAATCTAGAGGTATGTCAATGAATGAAAGACAGATGTTGTCTGGAGAAATGATTGCTATGGGTAATGCGGGAATAGACGCACCAAGAATGTTGATGCAACAAGCAGATTTATCAAGAGCTATAGGTCAAGGTTCTCATACAGGAGTTAATGCCTCAGGTGTAGCTTTAGGTTCTTTAGCATTAGCAGATACTAAAGCAGGATTCTATAGTGGTATGCTAGGAACTGCATCACAATATGGAGGCAGTGACAATAGTGGTTCTTCTTCTGGCGGTGGTATGTTTGGAGGTTTTAATCCCTTCTCATTATTTACATAAGGATAAATTATGGCAGAAAATGATTTAATGTTTAGTAGCGTATACGATACAGCTACACAAGATAACCTAAATATTCGAGATAACGCAACTCGTGCTGCTCAAGCAGGCAGGGGTATGGTAGGAGCTCAAGCAAACGCTCTAGCGGGCGGTATGTTTGCTAAAGGCTTAGCTCGAATGGCGGGTATGAAAACTCCTGCTCAAATGAAAGCCGAGAAAATTACAGACATAATGAAACAGTCTGGTAATTTAGATAGGAATAACCCTAACAGTTACAAAAAGATAGCCCAACTGTTTATACAAAATGGTCTTCCCGGAGAAGCACAGAAGTTTTTAGATAAGGCTAGAGAGATAGAGACTAGCAATAGAACTTTTGGTTTAGAAACTAGAAAAACTGACTTACTAGAAAGACAAGTTATTAGTGAAGAATCTAAGACTAAGTCTGACATTGATGTTCAAGAAGGTCGTCTTGAATTAGATTTCGGTAAATTTGAAAATCTTAAATATCAACAAGATAGAGATTATAATTTAGCTTCAAGCGAACAAGAAAGGCTACTAGCTAAAGATGAGTATGCTAAAACACAAGATGCAATCCTTAATGAAATTAGAAATGGAGACCTTGATATAGCTAAAGCAAGACAAATGTTAGCTGAGAATGAGTTTGAATTTACTAAGATGTTTGAACAACAGAAAGTAGACATACAAAAAGACCAGTGGCAGCAGTCTTACAATCTAGAAGAACTTAATTCTAAAGCAGAAAGAGAACTTAAGTTGGCACAAACAGATAATATTGTAATTGAAACTGAAAACTATACACACAATAATGATATCAGAAATGCTAAGATAGAAGCTGATACCGAAGCTCAATTAATGGCTACTAAACTTGCAGAAAGAGGATTAGATATGCCTCCGGATGGTATGTTCTTAGTTACTAATGATGGAGACAGGGACATTATTAGTAAGTACAATGTAGAGACAGGAGAATACGATACAATTACTGACCCTAAAGAAATTGAAGCTGCGGAGTATGGATTAACCGCAGCACAAGCTAGAGTATACGATAGGATATGGGACCAATATAAACAAAGGTTCTTTGTATCCGGAGCGTTCCCGGGAGAAGGTAACTGGAAAGAAGGAACTCCTGAATTTTTATCTTGGGCTGAAAGTAATGTTACTGGTGAAGAAGGTTTAGATATTATTAGGATAGGTCAAGGCGGTACAAGAAAAACTTATAATAATAAGTTAGAAGAAAACTTTAATAATGAAAGAATTCCAGACAATAGTGCTGTTGCTGTTACGGTAGAATCTGTAGACGAAGTATCAGGAGAACTACGAGAAGATGTTGTTATTGCTAATGTAGAAGAAGACTTCTTAGAAGACAAATATAATATAAACAAAAAACAATTCGATAAGATTCCTCCTAAACTTAATGGAAAAGAAAACTCATTAACTAATGGTCAAATTATTACTTCTTTATTAAGGCAAGGAAAGGCAGGAGAAGCTGAAGAATTTGCAGCTACTCTAGCAGGAGAGTTTAAAGAGAATCTTAAAAAAGTAGAAAACACTGGTAGAGAAAAACAAATTGATGATACTAGTGAAACTAAGTGGACCAAGATAAAAATTAGTGATTCTAGATATCAGACTCAATCACAACAAGCTAGAGCTGAAGCAAAAGGAGAGATTAAAAGAATGGGTGGTGTTTGGTACACAAATAAATAAGGATAAGCTATGACTTATGAAGAAGAACTAGCTGCTTGGAAAGAAGGTAAGTCAATATCCTCAGGTAATTATATAAATAAATCTACTGCAGGTCTTAGAGGAAATATATCTCCTGAGTATAAAGAAGAAACTTATCAAGACAAACTAGCCTTTGTTGCTCGTATGGGTTTGCAAGATACTTGGCGTGGAGTCAAGCAATTACTTGGTACTGACGAAGAGCAGATGGCTGAAGACCAACGAAGGTTAAATACATATTTACAAAACGAAGAGTATGGTGGTTCTATGATGGCTGCTTATACTGCAGGTTTGTTTGGAGACCCTATCGGTTGGTTTATTCCCGGAATGAAAGCAAAGAACATTGCATCCGCAGCAAAAGCAGGAGCTATTGCCGGAGGTCTTTCTGCACCTCTAGGATATGTAGATGAAGAAGAAGGTATGACTAGGCTTAACAATACTCTTATAGGTATTGCCGGCGGTACTGCTTTGTCTCCTGCTATGTACAAGTTTAATAAGACTATGGTTCCTGCTCTTAAGAGTGGTTACTCTAACATAGGTAAAGCTATAGATGATGGAGAGTTTGCTAAAGACCTTAACATAGTACAGAGAAGCATAGCTGCTCCTATACGCCCAGCTTATTCTGCTGGTAAGAAAGCTGCTGATAGGTTCGGACAAACTAGATTTGGTAAGACTATGGGTGGTTGGATTATAGAAAACTACGGTCTTCCTGATAATTATGTTAAAGCTAAAGGTAACAGAAGAATATTAGAAAACAAATGGGCGGGTGACTTTAATGAAGTTCTTGAAAAATTTAACAAGCTAACTCCCGAACAAGATAGAGCACTATACAAACTTATGACTGACGAGAAGTTAGCTAAGTCTGAGATGGAACTTCTGACTCCTGACATTAAAGCATTAGGCAAGGAAGGTAGAAATATTGTTAATGGTCTAGGCAAACAATTAGTAGACTTAGGTTTGTTAGATAAGGATGTGTTTAAAGCCAACAAGAAAAAATACTTATATCGTTCTTACGAAAAAACTGCTGACCCTAGAAAGAAAAGAATAATTAGAGATGAAAATAATGTAGGAGTTATTGCATCAGAGTTTGTTCGTAGAGGTAGAGATAAAACATTTAGACCACGAAAAGGTCAGACATTAGCTGCTAGAATTAAAGAAGAAGAAGCTAACGGATACAGAGTAATTAAAAAAGGTAAGGGTCAAGTCCTTATGAACAAAGATTACACTCCCGAAGAAAGAGCAAAGATGGGTGAAATTATAAGTTCTACATTTGCTATGGCTAAGACTGGTAAGCTAATGACTAACGATGTAGCTACGTTTAAATTCTATGATGATATAACTAAAATGGGAAACGATGTTGTATTACCTAAGAATGTAGCACCAGAAAATGTGACAGAAGGTTTTATAAAGATGCCTGAAACTTTTGTTAAGGTAGGAAAAAAAGGAACTAGAGTTCGAGAGTTTGGAAACTTAGCAGGTAGGTATGTATCTCCAGAAGTTCATAGGGATTTAGTGTGGGCTAATAGAATGAAGAAGTATCGACAAGGTAGGTACGGAGGATTCTCTACGCTACACCACAAATCACTACAGTTTTGGAAGAGAACTAAAACATCTCTTAACCCAGTAGTACATATGAACAATGTTATGTCTAACGTAGTTCTGTATGATTTAGTTGACGGTCAATACAAACACTTAGGCTCAGCAGGTAAAGATTTCTTTAACGCGTTTACTCCTTTAGGTAACAAGACTAAGAGTGAAGACTTTAAAATGGCTGAGAAGTTAGGAGTCTTTAATGCTGATATGATGAAAAGAGAATTAACAGACTTTGAGGTGGACACCTACAAGAAATATATGAAGATAGGTGCTCAGAATGATGATAAGCTGTTAGATAATATGTGGGAGAGTACAAAGAAACACGCAGGTAAAACTCCACTAGATAAATTATACAGTGCAGAGGATGGCGTCTTTCGCCTAGCTTTATTTAAGGACCACTTAGCTAAGAATGTTAGAGAAGGTATTACACCTACTGATGACCAGTACGCAGAAGCAGCAGCTTTTGCTCGTAAGTATATGCTTGACTATGAGATTGATGCACCTGCAGTAGAACTAATGCGTGAGACTGCTATGCCATTTATCTCTTATACATATAGAGCTGCACCTATCGTAGCTGAAACAGTAATGAAGAGACCTTGGAAGATAGCTAAATGGGGTCTAATCTTAAATGCTGCTAACGATTTAGCTGCGGACGATGAGGAGTACAGGACAGAGAGAAAGAGATACGAGGAGCTAAATATGGGATTCGATGTACTAGGAATTCCTGGAGCTAATACAATGATTAAACTTCCTAATGAGAAGTATCTAGACGTATCGAGGTGGATTCCTGCGGGTGATGTGTTCAGCACAAGCCAACAAGGGTTTAGCGTACCGGGTCTTCCCGCACCTCTACAGCCATCAGGTGGTGCTATTGGTGGTATAGCCAAAGCAGTTACAGGATTTGACACATTCACACAACAGATGGAACCGGGAGTAGGTTCAGGAGTTATGGAGGATGAGTTAAAAGCTAGGGCTAACATCATAGGTAAAGAGTTTTTACCTTTCTTTCATCAAGGGTTTAGCATATATAATGCTTATCAAGCTAATGGTAAGAGGCATCCAACCAAAGATGACAAGAGTTTGAACGAAGCACTTCTCGGAGCTATCGGTATTAAGGTTAAAACTTATGACGAGCAGAAGATGAAGATGCGTGTAAACTACAAGTATCAGAATAAGATAAGCTCTCTAAACAAAAAGATAAACCGTATGGCTAGAGATAGAGCAGGCGGTAGAGTAGACAACGACAAGTATAAAGCAGAGATGACTAGACTTAAGAAAGAATTAAAGAGGATAAGTAAGGAAGCAGGACAAGCACTTAAGAGGGCAGACTAATGGGTTGGTTTAGTGACTTAATGGAGGACCTTGACAGACCTGCTAACGCAATACAAGGATACTTTGTAGGTGCTAAGAGGGACGACGAGACTCGCTTTGAGGGTCTTAAGCGTGGTTGGAATCAAGAAGAGAACTATGACTTTGAACAATTAGTATCTGAGGACCTAGCTAAACAAAAGTTTTCTGAAAGAGATACTTTAGGTAAAGCTAGTTACCTATTAACTGGAACTGCAAACTTACTGGTAGACCCTCTTAATTTAATTGGTGGCGGTATGTTTACCAAAGGTGTTAAGGGTGTTGACGATGCTATTAAAGCAGGAGCAGATGTAAACCCTGACGCTATGAAAGGCTTTACTGCAAGCTCAATACCTAATTTTATACAAGGCTACTACGGTAAAACTCAGAGAACTGTAGATGTGGTTGAAGCAATGAAGCAAGGATTGCTTACAGATTCAATGAAGTTTACAACTCCTTTTCAAAAGCAAGTTCTAATGCAAGCTGATGATGTTATACGAAGCTCTTCTAATATAAGAAGATACGAAGCAGGTAAGAAACTAACTGGGTTTATGAAGACCGGTGCTTATGGTGGTATGAATCTATTATCTAATGCTTTAAGTCCTTACTCTAGAGCTCTGTATAGAAGTGAAGGAATAAACAAAGGTTTACTTGAGGGTTCTTTCTTATCTCACAAGAACGATAAGAATATAGAGCTAGTACACAGAGCTTTAGCAAATGCTCATATATTAGAACAGTCAGGTAGAGTAGGAGGTAAGCAAATACTTTCTGACTTTAATAAATTCTTAGGTGTTCGTGGCTATCAGCCATTTAAAAAAGGTCAGTATGGTAAGCTAACAAAAGGTATGACAGCAGGTCTTGGAGGAGTTCCTACTAAACAAGAGTATAGTTTTATTGAGAAACATATAGGCTCTGTATGGAAAGATGGTAAAGGAATACCTTTTAAAGATTCTAAAGGAACTAAACTGTATATAAAACGTGGTGGTTTTGAAGACAGGGGCAGGGGTATGAACAAGAGTGGAAGGCACTATGATGATGTTCTTGGTGGTCTTGATGCTAGGTTCAATGCTATGCAAAGAACTCTTACAGATGCTAATCCAAAGAATTTAAAAGAACTTAAAAAACTTTTAGAGGGTGCAGATTACAGAGGTAACTCTAAACCTATATTTAAAATAGATAAAGAATCAGGAAACGTATGGACTAACTACGGTTTGAAAGGTTCTTCTATAACAGAAGGTGGTGTTAATGTAATTGTAGGTGTTAAACCTAACGGTAAATTTATTATGTCTGTTAGTGATGAGCATAACTTCCTAGAAAAAATACCGGGTATGTCAAAACTATTGCCTAATAGAGTGTTAGCAGTTACTCCCCCGTTTGTAGGAGACATAAGAAATCCTGTTAAGAAGCTAACTCCTCTAGCAAATACAACATTAAAGAGGAAAGTTAAGGACCAAGATAAGTTTAACTGGGCGGAACAACTTACAGAACTACAGTATGCTGTGCCCAAATCTGCTGACCTAGCCTATGAAAAAGCTAGGCAACAGGCGGGTGTAGGTGCAGGTCTTATGTCTGTACCTCAGTACCAAGGAAATAATTCTAATGATTAGTACGTTCTTCAAAAGATATTAGACAATCATCTATATGTAGATAACCAACTTCTTTGTCTATCCATTGACTCCCTCGGAACTCCGTGTTCTCAGGGAGTTTTTTTATGTGCCACTTAAAATCATATCCATCTTCGTCTGATTCTAAATTAGCAGGGTCAAAGATATATATTGTATGACTGCCGGGTTTGATAGGCATTGACACCGCGTACCAAAACTCTAGGTTGTTCTCCTCTGCAAAGTTCTTGTTCCAATCATACTTCATCTTCTCGATTAATGTGTCGGGGTAGTGTTTATTCCTACACTTAATCTCTAGCATAATCCCGTGCTCTTTATCAAAAGCATCGTACCTTGAGAACCTATCATCCATAGGTTCAAAGTTATACTTCATACTGTTAAGTGCTTTAATAACTTTATTTTCGTTCACTTACTTCCTCCAGTCAGTTCGCCAAAGTCTTGGATTAACTTTGTCACCGGTGACAGATTTCTTGTCACTCTTTAATTTGTAGTATAGCTTGGAAGTCCCATCCATACGGACGAGACCCCAAGTTTTGTTAGCCTTAGTCTTTAAGCTCATCGACTATATCTTTGTCGAGTAGTCTCCAAATAATAAGGGCTGCGATTATACCTGCCAATCCCCCATTGCCTAAGGTCCATACTATACCTAAGATAGAACCAATTACATCTCCAGTTAGGAAGGCTACCTTTGGACCAAAGATAATCTGTAATATAATTGATAAGCTAATCAGTTTAATGCCAACGTCAATCGCACCATCAGCACCGTTCTTTACTTTTTCTAACATATTGTCTCCTATATTAATGTAAAACATCGGCTATACAAGCCACCCCTTTCTAAGAGCATCTAGCCACATAGCTATATAAACTAGAGAACTCGTAGAAATTATTGTCGCTGTTATAAATACGAACTGTAGAAACATATCTAATTTTTCTTTCATAGTTTCCACCCCGCACATAGCGATTCATCTTCTGCTCTGCAAGTTAGTTGTTCATCCTTTGCCATATCAAACTTAGTTTGTAGCTCAGAGCATCCTGTTACTAAAATAAAAACAATTAATAAATACTTCATTCTATGTCCCTCTCTTCTTCAACTAAATCAACAAGCTCACATACACTACCAGTACAAGCTAGTGTCTTAGTACCCACTGTAGAATCTGTAAGTTCATACTCGCTAATCAAATCCCAGTTGACTTGCTTGGGCATAGTCTTAGCTAGTGCATCGTGTGTCTTCTTATCACACTCCTCGTATGGTGCTTGCTGATATGTATGGTCTGAGTGTGGTAGGAAACTAACACCTGATACTTCATCAAAGTGTTTGTATACCCACGCACCTACTTCCATCCACTCGTGTTCTCTCACACTAACAGTAACACTAGGCTTGTGCTCACAGTAATACCTCTGATATGTAAGCCACAACTCTAGCTGTTCGATAGCACTCCTCTCGTTCCTAGTTACTGCACCCTTAGGAGCTTTCATAGGGAAGGAGAATACCTTAACACTGTTAGGTTTCATAACATCAGCTTCCGCAGGTATACCTTGGTCTTCCATAAGCTGAGCGATAGGGTCTTTAGCGTCTGCTCTAACTCTACGGATATAGTAATCACTATGTCTAGTGTGTATACCACTGGCACTATCTACTAGCTGACTGACTGTACCACTAGGTTTAATAGCAGTAGTAGCAGTAGCTTGTTGAATACCTAGTAGCTCTGACCAGTGAGCATTAGTCTTAACTGATTCTTTTTTAAGGTCTACTAAGAAATCAGCTAAGCTCTTCTTACCATAGTAACCTCTGCTGTCATCATTACTACCATTCATAAATGCGTTGTCCATAATACCTGTAAGAGATACACCTAGTAGTGCTTCCTCTTCTGTATTGTGTACCCACTTAGGACGTAAGCGTTTGATGTTAGTCAGTGATGCTTGGAATGTACCTAGTATACTGGCTAGTCTAACCTTACGGAGTATATCCTTCTGCGTGTCTTCCGCTCTGATTACAACCTCAGTCAAGTTACAGAACTGTCCGTCCCTTAGAATGATTTCACTACAAGGATTACAACCAAAGTCGTGGTCTATGTCACGTCTGCCTATAGACTCTACCTGTTTAATCGCGGCTTCTCTGTTAAAGATACCACGCTCACCTGACTTAGACTCGTACAGTGATGTCCATTCTTTCATAAAGATACCAATGTCAGGCTTCTCTGTGTAGCATACGCTGTTGTTACTCAGTGCCATCTCTGGTGTATCTGACCACCATTGACCACTCTTAGCATTACGCATACGCTCATCAGTTAGATTAGATAGAGAGATAAGTGCTGACCTACGAACACCACCTACAACTACAACCTCTGCAATCTTACACATCATACGGTGACACTCGTAGC